AAAAGTTGCACTCATATTATGTGAGTGACCTGTACCAGAACCTTGGTTTCCAGTGTTTCCACTGGTTGCCATAAATGCATTGTAATATGGGTTATTATCCGGAGTTGCAGTTATTTTTGGACCCACTGCACCTGAAGTGTGACTGTGAGATGCAAGTTGAGCTGATGTTAAAGTTGCATTAGCTGTTGAACCTCCAATATTTCCAGTTGCAGATACAGTATTTGCTCCACCAGTTGATGCTAAAGCCTGTGTGTTTCCTTTACTTATAGCTACTTTTTCTTGTAGATCAGGTAAAAGAAAAGTAGATGAACCATCACCAGCTCCATAAGTTGTACCAACAATTGCAAATAAAGCTGAATAAGTTGATCTTGATACAGCTGCTCCATTACATTCTAAAAAACCTGTAGGTATTGACGATGCAGACCACGGAACAATAGTAGCTGTAGGAATTCCTTCGATACCTGTAAGATCGGCACCTGAAAAATTGTATTTTGTTGCTTCGTAATTTGACATCTATTATTTCTCCTTATACGTCCAGCCTGTTGTTGCATCTCCTGAGAAGACTAAACAAAAAGCTGCGCCTTGTGTGTTGACTACTAGGTCAGATGCTGCGTTAGCTATATTAGAGCTATTTCTTCCAACAGTCAATGCGTTACTATTAAAATCATAACCTTGATCTACAAATGCAACTTCATCTCCTGTAGCTGGAGACGCAGGTAGTGTAACCGTTACAGCTCCACCATTTGTATTTACTAAACATTGAGCACCAGCTTGAACTGTTTCTGCCGCTGAAATTACTCTCCAATTTTTTTGCTCTGATAATTTTACAACATTAGTTCCATCAGAATATAATACATAATTATTTCCTTCACATAAAAGAACACCTGTACCTGAAGCTGTTTTAAAAGTTAAAGTGTTTCCTGCATGATCACATCCGTTTTGCACGTTATAAACTTTTTCAATTCCATCTGGAATACTAACTGTTCTAGTCCCTGCTAAAGTACCAGTTAATTTAATAACATCGTTTTTACCATTTGATAAAGCACCATTAGTAAAAGTTAAAGTTCTATTAGCGTTAGTTAAATTGAAAGTTGTAAAGCCACCAATAGCTTGTTCTAAAATAAGTAAATTTGTATTTGTAATTTGACCCCAAGTTCCCGAGTTTTCACCGGTTGCTTGTACTGTAAGTTTTAGGTTAGCAGATGTAGAATTCGCCATTTTTTAATTCCTTATACGTTCATTTTATTAAAAATAAGAGTTTCTGTCAAACTCATTATGCAGCAACCTCCTGCCATCCTGGAGGATCTATAGGTGCTGAACCTGTATTAACTTCGTTCCAGATTAGAGCATTACCACTTCCTTGGTTCATAGTCAAGCTTAAACCAGTTAATGCAATATCTATATGAATTGCAACAGAAACTGAAGCTAGTTGATTATTTAATGGAAAACCGGTTGGTACAATATCTTGACCAGGAACACCTACGGCTGTTCCTAATCCTGCAGTCATTGGAATACCTGTAGGGCTAGCACCCGCTCCAGCTAAACCTGCAGCTGTTCCTAAACTAGCGATCATAGGTTCACCTATAATCATTGCATCAGGTGCTGGATCTACATTACCTAAAGTTGCTTGAGCTATATTTAAAGTATTAAGTTGAACTACAAGTTCTCCTTTCATACCTGCAGTTCCTACTGCAGCAGTCATCGCAATACCTGTTACATCAACGTTTGCAAATTCACCTTCAACACCCCAACCATTTATACTCCAACCTTGTCTACCCCAACCTGTTTGGTTAAACGCGTCTATAGTTCCAAGACCCATAGACATTGCATTACCTGTAGCCATAGCATCAGGACCAGCATCTGCTGTTCCTAAAGCTGAAGTCATTCCAAAACCTATTGGAAATACTTTTCCAACAATATCAATTGCGACTGTCCCTAAATTTGTAGTTATAAGTTGATTGTTATTTGTACCTGGACCTGTAGATACATCAATAGAAATAGTTTCATTACCTAATGCTCCTGTAATAGGTAAACCAGTTGCAACAACATTACCAGCGACACCCCAAGCAAAATCATTCCAGTTGGCTCTACCCCAACCAAGATTAATTTCACCTACAGTTGATTCGTCACCTAAAGATGCAGTAAAGGCAATACCCGTAACTGTAAAAGTTGGGTCTGCTAAATCATTCCATTGGTTTTGACCCCAAAAGCCAGAACCCCAAGTTCCTGATCCACTCATAGGAGTTTACCTCCTACGATTAACCAGAGATCCTTAGAATCGCTGCTGTTGATGTTTGAGCCGGAAACTGAATTGTAAAAACTCCAGATGTAGCTGTTTTATCTGCTCCGAAATCTAAAACTGCCACCGCTGAATTTGAGAACGATGTGTTATAGATTAAAGCACCTCTAGCAGTAATAGTAACGTTCGTAAACGATCTGTCTGCGAAGTCTACTCTTGCTACACCAGCTGTAATTGAAGTTGCTAAGTTAACTAACTTTCCACCACCAGAAGTATATTGTCCAGAATTTGGAACTTCATTTCCAGTTGTAAAAGATGTTGTTGCTGAGTTTAGAGTTGCTGAAGAAGTATAAAGAGCTATTTTAAAAATATCACCAGCTGGTGCTGCAGTAAAATCCTGATCACCATCTAATAATTGTTTTTTAAAAGAGTTTGCAATTGCTTGTGTTATAGCCATGTTTATTTTCTCCTATTTTCCTATACGAGGAACACCACTTTGATATTCGTCTCGTCTTCTTCTTCCCATTTGTTCTATTGAGAAGCCTTCTACCGCTTGTTTATACCTTCCTTCGTATAATTGCAAGAGATCATTTGGCCCTTTTAGAAAACTAAAAGCCTCGACTAGGCATGCATACAAAAGTCCGTTGGGAAATTGCAGACTTAAATATGTAGTAGGAACTGTACTCGATAATCCATCAGGTTTCAAGATATAATTTAATTGAATTGTATAGGTAGCATCTGGAATAGGAGCCACAACCACAGTATCTTGGTCCCAGTTACTATAGTATTTAGGGACCCCCTGTGAATTCAAATTATTAAATTCTGACATAAAACTAGTATCTCTATATTGTAAAAAATCTCTGTTATCAGCTTGGCCTACTCCATCAGAATCTACAATCTGAGCTGATCTAATTATTAATAAATTAGCAGGTGTATCTATAAATCTTGTACCTGCAATTAATTGAGCAGTTACGTATCTTCTATTATTGTCAGAATCTACATCTCTTAAAATTCTAAATTCTGAGTCTTGTATAAATCCATTTACAATAGTATCAGTTAAAACTGTACTTGTAACTTCTGTGTAATCTCTAATTTTTTGTACTAATTCTGTGTAAGTCATTATGTTATTTGTATCATACCTCCCATACCTATACCATGAATATAACAAGCATAATAGTAAGTTCCTGTAGTAGACGGAGTCCACTCTAAATACCTTTCTGATGCAGCGTTAAAAGTGGTTGTGTTGGTGTAGTTTGATTCTGTGCTTGCACCATCTAAATAGTAAGAAACGTTTGTAGATACAATTCCACTTCTTAAAGTAGATAGGGTCGTAGAATTTGAGGTTGTAATAAATAAAGGGTGATTATCGTTACTACTATTATCTTGTGAAAATTTAATTACAGTATCTTTAGCAATTGATAAACTCATTTGTCGAGTTCCATCAAGATAAAACGCATTTCCTGTTCCACCTATAATGTACAGTGTTCCTGAAGCTACGGTTACTGCATAAGTTTGAGTTGCAGCAGCAGGAACTCCCGCTGTAACTTCACCTAAAGCAATTGAAGCTTGTCTTCTAGAATTTATAGTAGAAGCATTTTCAGGTTGCATACTATTATTACTTAAATCTTGAAAAGCAAAATCTCCAGGTAAGGTTAAATTAGCTACCATGTTTCCACCACCAATTTGATCAGATGGAAAACGTTGAGGTCTTGCTTGTTCTAACCCTTGTGGATCAGCCACAAAAGGTTTTGGTTCTAATTGTGGTTGCTTTGGTTCATACTCTGATAAATGAACAAATGCACCATTCCATTCTGTAACCATTTCTCTCCACGGAAAAGCTTGTCCGCTTCTATCAGAAATTGCTAGTGCGTATTTACCTTTTGCAAACTTAGACATTAGATCTCCGGATAATAAGTTTTAGGTGAAATATAAACACTTGCAGGTGATCCATCTTCTTGTAGTGCTCTTTGTATTTCATCTTCATAAATTAATTTCATTTCTTGAGTTCTTTGTGGTGCTTTTTTCATAGCCATATAATAAGCTAAGCCTGCACACATACAAGGTACAAACCTATTAACTACATCAGCCTCGTTAGTATATTTACCTGCATCTTGAATTCTTTTAACATAATAGAAATAAATAAAATTACCTGCTTGTGTATCTCCAGGTGTTAAATACAAAGTGATTGTAACTTTATCTATAAATCTTTGAACAAAGTATTGTGATGGTTGACCGACTGCAACTTTATTTGAAAAGGCTTGGTATTGTGATCTATTAATTTTTGAAAGTGGTGTATCTACATCACTTGTGTTTCTAAAACTAGCTTCAAGAATATCTGAAACCATATCAACAAAATTTGTAACAGTATCTCCAGATGCATGACTTGCAGCTGTAGTTCCGTCTGCTCCACGATCAGAGGCAGAACATAAAATATTATTTCCTGAGATAGATGTATAAGTAATTACTTCAGAATTAATTCTAATTTTCCCTGTGTCGTTCATGTTTTTAGTTGATGAAACAGGGATAGTTGTAGCTGTAGATGTAATACCTGATGATAAAGTGGTAGTTATTCCGTTTGCGTTTCCATCAGATGGTGATCTAAAAATTTGATATTCGTTTTGACCAGAGACTAATGTGATTGCAGTTCTTGCTACTTCCCAAAAATGTAGACCTCTGTTGTCCCATTCTTGAAACATTATATTTAAAGAACGTCTAGCTGATCTTAAATCATTACCAGAATAATCAAAGAATCCTAATCTTTCAAAAGACTCAGTTATAATATCGTCGATCGAGAGAAATTTCTCGAATGTACTTGTGCCTGAAAAAGCCACGTAAACCTCCTACGAGTTATTTCCGCCACTATGAAACACAGTGATAGCTGTAATCTGTTCTGTAGTAAAAGCAGTATTAAGATTAGTCTTAAATAAAATTGGTACAGGGAAATTAATTGTCATATCATGAATATGAGCACCTTTATTTAATTTTACTTTAGACGTTGAGCCATCTTTAAGATCTAAAACACCAGCTTGGTTTGGTCCAGATACATGCACTCCGTACACTCTAGTTCTACCAGTCTGAATAGTTTTAGTCTCTGTAGTTACGTTAGTCGCCACTCCATCTTGTGATGATCCAAATGTTGTCATTTTTTCTCCTTAAAATTTTATGTGGGCCCGAAGGCCCACAAAATTATTTATTACTGTGTATCAAAAGGTGTTGCTATTGATCCAGTGGAATTAAGTAATCCCTCTACAAAGTAAAGGTTTGCTGCAACTGCAGTAAACTTAATATAAGAACCTTTTAGACCACCTGTTGTTGCGACAGCAGCACCAGCTTCTCCATTTAGATTAACTTCATTGTTAGCTGTTGCAGGAACAAATTGTTTTCCAGATACTGAAGCATCAATTCCAAGTGTAACCATACCAACAAATTTATCGTTAGTGTCTTTTGTTTTAATTGTACCAGTGAAATCGTCTGTGAAAAGAATTTCAAAAGTAGTTCCAATTGTGCTTGGGTTATTTGGATCACTTCCTGGTCCTGCTACAGCTGAATCAGCTGATGCATTGATTGCAGGTATTGTGATCGCAGTTGGTGTGCCTGCAGGATCCATAGTTACAAGTCTTCCTGCGTGATCAGCAACAGTTAAATCAGTTGCTAAAGTTAATGCAGGGACTGCTCCTGGTCCAATTGATTGAAAACCATTTTTTGACCTTACCGGTCCGTCAAAGGTTGTATTTGCCATGATATTATCCTCCTAGTTTCTGTTTATGTAGTCTCTAGGCTGTCGACTGTACGCGTCTACATAAACTAATTATATACAGTAAGTTTTTTATATACTAGTTTTTAGTAGAGTGCAAGAGAGCCTGTAGTGCGGAGTGGAATTTTTCCAACGATGTAGCCTTTTGTTTAAGTAGCTACGGAAACTTGCGGAGCGGCACCATCAACTTTGTTTCGCAGATGCTCTCTTTGAGCTTCTGCCATTTTGATGTGGCTTAAGACATCTCGAACTTTTCGATCTATCTTGACCATATTGAGAGTATATCTACCCTCTTTAAGATGCTCTTGCTCCCACTGTAAATCCAGACCCCTCTTTTGTTGATAAAGGTCGTTTAAGTGTTGCATCATATGTTCCATCGATAACCTCCTCATAGGTTATTCTGTTTATCTTGTTATCATAAGATATTCCAAGATATTCCCAAACTATACTTTTTTCTCCTAACTTGTCAAGTACAGCTTTTTCTAGTGAGGTTGAGCTATTGTCACATTTTACACTAAATTTAGTGTGGTGATCATAGGCCCAAATATTTACTAGAAATGTAGTCATTATGCTTTCTATCTGTAAAATGAGGCGGGATTGTGTCCCGCCTCAAATTTCTTAAGTATTATGAACCTTCAACACCAAAGATACCTCTGTAGTCAGATACACCGAATCTGTATCTTTCTCTAGCTTTGTATCTTACGTTTCCAGTATCGAAATCACCTTCCATCGCTGTTCTGATTGGAGTTCTTTCGAAATACTTCATACCGTTAGGTACATCAGTGATAATGTAGAACGCATCCGTGTCAGTTAAAAAGTTATTAACTCTGTAACCTTGTGGAATCATTCCCATTGACGCGATTGCGTTAATGTCATTATCAGCAGTTGACGTTCTACCTTGAGACTTCATAAGTCTTTCAGCAGTGAATTGAAGTTCACTTGGAACGATCATTTTAACACCTCTTGCAGCAATTTTTAGACCTCTTTCGTCTGTCAGTTGTGCAATGTCAATTAATGATTGCTCTAATGAAGTTTCATTCAAGTCAGCTTGTACCGCTAACGTGTTTGATACAGTGCCCGCGATTGTTGGGTGAGCAGTGTTAAATAAAGAAACACCATCACCTGAATCAAAATTATTCGTAGTTGGTAAACCTTGAATAAGCGGATCCACTGATTTGATTTGTTTAGTATTCGCCATGGATCTAGCTAATGCTTTTGTATATCTAGACGCAAGTCTATCATACAAGTTGTCCTCGATCGCTTCTTCAGTGATCGCGAACGCTAGTGCAACAGTTTCCATAGTGTATCTAGCTGTGTAAGTTTCTTGAGCATTGTCAAAAACTACGCCAGAACCTTCCGGTTTAACTGCAGCATTTGCAAAACCAGATAACATAACTTCTTCTTCAAACGCTCTGTCTGAAGTTTCTGTTACGTATATCTCTGCATGCTGATTCTCATAACGTTTGTATTCCAGTCCGAATAGTGCATTCAGGCCTGGTTCTAGTTCCTTAACTAGTTGTCCTCGTGATATAGCCATGTTTTTTCTCCTATTCTAACTATTATATACCGTTATTTTTAGCGTTATACAGGTGCTCATTGATCATGACAACAAAGTTCAAGTTGGCAGCGCCAATTGTACTGTTTTCAATTTCATTTGAAATACCTGTTACTTTTATTTGAGCCGTACCAGTTGTAGATGTACTGTGATTTAGTTCCGACTTAGAAACATTATTTGCAGAATCTCCAGCTGTTACTTCGATGTTGAAATTCTTGAACACATCTGTCTGCGCGTGCGCACTAGCTTTGTTCGATTGAATCTCAAATCTTTCGTACGGATCATCAGCTACGAAAGCTTTAATATCACTAGCCGCGATTGTTCCCGGATAATGATTAGCAAACGTAGGCTTGCTTGTTGTTGGATCAGTGTAAAAAACCCCATTGAGTGATCCAAGAAGAAACGCTTCAGAAGCTGCAGCTTGGTGAATTGTACCTGCTGCTGTTGCTGAAACCGCATCTTGGAAGAAGATTTTAGTAGTATCACCAGATGATATACTATACTCCCCTAAACCCTGGTTGTCTCTATTCTGACCAACTTTGCCAATAGCTCTTA